ACTCGAACTTCCGTTATTCAGCTTGATCGTATTGCTTTTCATTATCAGGTTTGTTGAAGTGAGTTCGCCTTATGCCAAATAAGCAATAGGAGATTAAAAATGAGGAAATTCATTCATGACATGATCCACATGACTGAGGGAGAAAAGCTGATACATTATTGGTGGTTATGGGCGCTGATTATATTGATTTGTGGTGTGGTTATATATTTCCTGAAGAAAAGGTGATGAATGATGGAATTTAGCAACATGGAAACAGGGACGATAAGTAAAGAAACAATGGAAGACTTTATAAAACAAGCTAAAGAACGAAGAGGCAAGAAGATAGAAGGACCGATCAGGCATGATAACTCTTTTGGTGCAGTATTTACAGCGATTGAGGAATATAAGCGTGAGCATGACGAGGAATAACTTTTGGGAGGGATGAATGATGGCATGCAAACACCCATTAGAAACATCCGACGAATGGTATAAAGGAAAATGTACCGAATGCCAGCGAATAGACAGGACTTGCACCGTATGTGGTGAGGAATTGACGGAATTAAAGTGGGTATACGTAAAGGTGGTATCAGGCAAGGAAGTTGCTAGAGGACATATGAAATGCGTCAAAGGGGATGATGAATGATGGAACTGTCAGAGCCTGTAATGCGCCCCGTTACCGAAGAAGAACGTAAGCGTTTCGAGTCCGGGGATTGGGAGAAGGCACAACGTTTAGAGGATTGGGAGCCGGTCGGTGACTAAACTTTCACTATTTGAACCTGAAAATGGTCGAATAAGGCTCGATATACAGGATTAGTTATAAAATATGAACTTTTGGGGGTGAGGATATGGCAGGAAGGCCAAGTAGATACAAAGCTGAATATGCTGAGCAAGCTTATAAGTTTTGTTTGCTTGGTGCTACTGATGTGAGATTAGGTGAATTTTTTGGCGTTTCGGAGAAGACAATCAATACTTGGAAGGAAGCTCACCCTGAATTTCTTCAGTCCATAAAAAGCGGAAAAGAGTTGGCAGATGCTGAAATAGCCCATTCTTTATACCATCGAGCCAAAGGCTACAGTCACCAAGCAGTAAAGATATTCAACAATCAAGGCGAGATTATAGTCGAACCATACACTGAGCATTATCCACCTGATACAGGTGCGGCAATGGCTTGGTTAAAGAATAGACAACCTAAAAATTGGCGAGACAAACAAGAGATCGAGCATTCCGGCGCAATTGACGTTGACATAGAGAGGATGGACGATAATGAAATCCTCGCAGGAATTGAAACAGCAATTCAAGCAATTAACAATCTTAAAAAATGAGTTAGAGCGTAGGCATAGAGAAAATGGAATCAATTACTACGAACCACACTATAAACAAGAAGACTTCCACAGATCAACGCTACGAAATCGTTGGGTGTTTGGTGGCAACCGCACAGGAAAGACGGTAAGCGGTGGAGCTGAGGCGGTTTGGTATGCAACTGGACAACACCCTCACAAAGAGATTAAGACTCCGAATCGCGGATGGGTAGTATCTCTCACCAATGAGGTTCAACGTGATGTGGCGCAAAAGGAAGTTCTTAGATGGCTGCCTAAACATATGATCGCTGATGTGCAAATGAGACAGGGAAGAAAAGACAGCTTAGAGACAGGTATTATTGACTTCATCCAGTTAACGAATGGTTCAATCATGGGATTTAAGTCATGCGATCAAGGCAGAGCGAAGTTCCAAGGTACGTCACAGCATTATATATGGTTTGACGAAGAACCGCCGGAAGACATATATGCGGAATGCAAGATGCGTGTGCTTGATACAGTTGGAGACATTTGGGGCACGATGACACCATTGCAAGGATTAACGTGGGTATATGACGCAATTTATATGAATGAAGCAAAGGACGAAGAAGTTAAGTATTGGCTCATACAATGGTCTGATAACCCTCACTTGTCACGTGAAGCGATCGCACAACTTGAATCAACAATGAGTGATGAAGAGCGAGAAGCTAGGCAGTATGGAAAATTCGTTGCTATGAGCGGACTTGTGTATAAAGAGTTCAACGAAGAAATCCACGTTATCGACCCATTCGATGTGCCAAAAGAGTGGTACGACAATATTAGTATAGACCCGGGATTAGATGCGCCGCTATCAGCGCACTTTTACGCTGTAGATGGTGACGATAATATTTATGTGATCGAGGAACACTACAAGAACGGAGAAAGCGTAGAATGGCACTCTAAGAAACTACTAGAGATTGCACACCGCTTGAGATGGCCTATGCACAGAGATGGAAGCATAGACGCTCTTATTGATAGTGCAGCCAATCAAAAGACATTAGCAGCTGAAAAGTCAGTGACAGAACTATTCAACGAAAATTTAATTAATGCCGATACAAACGTCGAAAAGGATGTATGGACAGGCATACAACGCGTTAAACAATACCTTAAGCTTCGGGATAATCCTCAAAAGGACGCATGGCCTAGAGGAAAGCCGAAGCTTTTTATATTCCGTAACTGTGTGAATATGATACGAGAAATTAAATCGTACCGTTGGAAGCCTCAGACAGAATCAGGCGAACAAACGGACAAACCCGTTAAGAAGAACGATCATGCGATGGACGATCTTAAATATTACATCATGAGCAGGCCGGAAATTAATCTGATGGATATTGTACACGCCACAACACCAGTGGTAGGCAACACAATCAAAAGTGACTTCGTGATGACAGAAGATGGATTCAGGCACAAATCAGAAGTGAAAGAGGATGATGACGATGGATGGTTTAGACAGGCAGGGTGGTGAGGGTTTCACTATTCGTTGCAATAAATGTGAAAAAGAAATAGAGATAAATGCAATGAATGTTAAATATTTTGTTAACGAATATGGTTGGAGCGATCATGATTTTAAAGTATCAGACGAAATGCCTATTGGAGCGTTTGTTACCTATGATACAAGCAATGAAACAGTTCTTTGCAAATGTGGCAATAGAGTGGAGAGGTGAACAATGATAGAGGCATTCGCAAGCATCCTCATATGCGCTGTGCTTGTCACTGGCGCTTACTACGCATCACACTACATCGTTAACCTACGGCATGAGCGCAACGAACTGGCAGACGAATTTAAACGTGCAGAAGAGCACATCAAGGAACTGGAAGAGCGCGTCATGCTAGTTGAAGCCCAATTGGACGTGCAAAAAGTGAACAGGCCGAGAGCAATGGGTGCATCAGATGGATGGTCAGAGTTGAATGTTAGAAGCTAGGAGGTTGGATTATGTTAGAAAAGAGTAGTAAACGTGATATTCTTTATGGAATTTATTTCTCAAGGGACACATATGCAGAGCCAAATATGAAGACATACAGTTCAGAAGAAGTGAGAGACACAGCATTCGATAAAGTGATAGAAACGGGAATTATAGAATTTGGCCATGAGAAAATACAGGTTGTAATGGCTAGGAAATACGTCTCAACCTCTGATTCATATTTTAACTATGAGCTATTGAAACAACGGAGGAAAGAAAAATCAAGCGTCAAAAGCTAGGGGGTGAAAGCATTGGACGATACGATTGATATTCTCGACACAGATAACCAAAACGAGCAGGAAGCGCCACAGACTGACAAAGCTAGGCAACTGGCGTTAAGAGTGCAACATCTATTCCGCCAAGCGTGGGATGCCAAGCAACAGCTTAACCTCCCTCAGATATGGCGCATGTGTGATGACTACAAGCACAATCGACAGAATCCCAAGCAGAGCGAGGAACACCCTGCAAGCGTAACAAACGTCATTCACCGCATCATAGAGAGTCAGATAGCCGACCTCGTTGACAAGCCTTATAGCAGTTCAGCCAAAGGTTGGGAGCCTGGCGATGATATGTTCGCGGAGCAAGCGCAGAACATGATTGACTTTGTGCTGTATCGCAACAAGTTCAAGGAGAAGATTAATCTTAGCGAGCATGACCGTCTGGAGCTAGGGTCCACGATCATCAAAGTGTACTTCGATAGTGAAGCGCTTGAGGGTCGAGGGTTGCCGACATTCGAACATATCAGTCCT